AGCAACTAATGTAAACATTGCATCGTTCCCATACTTCTATTTAGCACAAGGTAGAGTGAATACCTATTTACAGGGATCTAAGCGTTCAGACAAAATCTCTGGTATCAATAACTCAGCTTATGGTACCAATGTTACTGAATGGTATAAAGTGAACGGATGTCCTACAGCAGCTAATCAAATCACCTCAGTAGGTGGTTGGACAGTTAAATGTGGTGATGTTGTAACTTTAACCTTACGTGGATTCTCTAGCTATGTTGATACATTGTATTTTAATGGCTTTACACGTAGTGTAACTGTTCAAGCTCCATGTTGTGATTGTGGTGGTAATCCTTGTACTGATGTTGATGTTCCTGCTTTAATTGATGCTTTCATCGTTAAGTTAACTCAACAAGCACCTGGTGACAACCCTGATAACATTAGCTTCAACACTTTCTACAGTTTCGAAAGAATTGGAAATGATCAGAGTGCTACATTACAAATCACTGGTAAACCATTAACTAAATATGGCCAACCTTGTGACGTTGCTGCAGATCCTTTCGAGTATGACAGATTTTACTTCCGTACATTTGTTTACTCTGGTCCTGCTACAACTGCAGACTTCATTGTTGCTGACAGATGTAACTTTGTTGCTGAGCCTGTTATTTTACAACGTTCTTCTTATGCAACTGGTACTTCTGCAGAGATTCAACAATTAGAAAAGAATTTCTATAGCTACCAAGCTGGATATTTGAAGCATCTTTACAGAATGGTTGGTTATAACGAAAACTTTGAGAGCTGGGTATCTACTGGTACAACCTATGATACTTATTATATCAAGTTTAATGCGTTTGACAAATCTACTTATCAGTGGGGTGACTATATCATGGAAGATAGCTCTGTAATCATTGCTATACCTCAAGGAGCCACTGCTACTATTGAAGCTGCTTTAGTTGCTGCTTTAGGAACTGTAGCTAGCGATAATACTTGTGTAACCACAACTACCACTAGCTCAACTTCTAGCACAAGTACAACTACATCAACTACCACTTTAATTCCTTAACAGAATAAGGTAGTTATCATATAACCTATGCCAGAGGGTGAGAGGATCTTTCTCAAATCCTCTGGCATTTTTATTTTTAATAAGCTATGACTCTAGATTTTTTAGTAATCAATACTTACACTGTAAATACAATAGGTATAGCAGATACATCAACTTATGATACAACTCCTCCTGTTGTTACAAGTCCTAGTATGAGTTTTCTTATTCCAGGATTTTCAAGTCCTGTATCATTACCATTTAGTCCATTAAGCTTTAATGTTTTTAATTCTCTTATATTAGGACTTAGTACATCAGGTCAACCTTTACTTCCTCTTCCAGATGGAGTTTGGACTGCTACATATTCTGTAGATCCTGCTATAACAAATTTTGTTACTAAGACATTTATGCGTATTGATCGTATACAAGAGAAGTATGATAGTGCATTTATGAAACTAGATATGATGGAATGTGATTCTGCAATAAGAACACAATCTAAAGTGACACTAAGTAGCATTTATTTTATGATACAAGGAGCAGTTGCTGCTGCTAATAACTGTGCTATAGATACAGCAAATAAGTTATACATGCAAGCAGATAATATGCTAATCAATTTTATAAATAATAATTGTGGCTGTAGTGGAAATAACTATACAATAAACTTTTATTAATATGGCAAACTGTAGATCTTGCGGACTTCAAGTTGGATGTGGATGTCAATTGATTAATGGTTTGTGTTCAGCCTGTCACTATAAGCTGAAACAAACAACTCAAAGAATAAAAAATGTTATACACAAGATTAACAAACTGTATTGATTGTACTACAATAGAATCATTATTAAAAGATATTGATTGTAAGCTTACAGACTTAGCTAATTATCAATATAACAATATTGTATTCTCTTTGAATAAGTATATATCAGGAGAACTGGTTAATGATCTATTGAATTATAAACAGATATTAGCTTACAAGCTCTGTAATCCTTATTACTGTGAACATTTTACAGTACAAATGATTGCTAGTAGAGTGATAGTGTTAATCCATAAATAAGTTAAAATGCCTTGCGATAATTGTAACAATGGTTGTATTCAAGTAACAACCGATCAATGTGTTAATTACACAGGAGCAGAAGTTCCTGCGTTAGGAATTACTGTGCCAACCAATCTTTTATGTATAGAGAATACATTAATTGATGCTGTAGTTTCTTTCTTAGATGGTTCAGGTATTAATATCACTGTAAATCCTTCATATTATTGTACATTAGTTTCTCAATATTTACCAGCTCCTCCAGCTGTTCCTACATTAGTTGAATTAGCATCAGCATTAGTAAGAGCTGCTTGTAATTTACAAGGACAAGTTGATACAATTAATAGTACATTAACTGCTCTTAATAGTCCTTATTCAGCAAGCTGTCTTCCTAGTGTAGATGGTTCATCTAATACACATGCTGTAGTTCAAGCTGCAATTACACAATTATGTACAACAGTTTCAGATTTAGCTGCTTTAACAAACGATGTCACATCTAACTATGTAAGAGTAGCTGATCTTAATTCATTAATTCAAGCATATTTAAATAGTATAAGCTCAAATAATCAGCAGTATTTAAAGATGGTTCCTTATACAGCTGTTGAATATTATGGCCCTCTGACTAACTTTGATGGTACAGGTGCAGGTATTAATTCATTAGGATGGGATAAAGTCTATCTATGTAATGGTAATAATGGTACACCAGATAAAAGAGGAAGAGTGGGTGTTGGTGCAATTGTAACTCCTGGAGTTGTAGGTGTACCTTTAAGCCCTGCTATAGATCCTGCATTTGCTGGTAATCCAAACTATGCTATAGGTGATACAGATGGTGTAAATTCTGTTACACTTCTTGCATCACAAATGCCAAGTCATACACATAGTGCTACAGCGTCTGCTATTTCAATAGTGAGTGATCCTGGTCACTATCATTATGGTGGTAAAACAGAAGATACTGGAGGAGCTGGTCACATTGGACTATCAAGTAATACTCCTCAAGATTATGCAACTTCTATTGCTACAACAGGTATTGGTGTATCTACATCAGTAGGTGTAACAAATGCTCCAGCTGGTAGTAATGGTGCACATAATAATATTCAACCTGTATTAGCTACTTATTATATTATATACCTTCCTTAAAATATTCTATGTATACAGTTACAATAACCTTCACATTAGCAGGTTCTGACGTAGGACCATTCGATCTTTATTCAGATGCTGATGGCTATATAACACCATTTGCTACAGGAATATCTGCAGCAGATCTACTTGCAGGATATACATCTACAGTGGTTCCTGATGCCAGTACAACTATTCTTGCTAGATCTACAGGAATTTGTACTAGAGATCTTTATATGCCAATTGTAGGAGCTCCTACAACATCCACTACATCAACTAGCTCAACTAGTACATCCACTACATCTACAAGTACTACAGCTGTTCCTACATCTATATTATCTATATCATTTACAGGTCCTTCTTTTGGTGGCCCTACATGGACATTTAGTTTAACTAATCCAGTGAGTGATTTTCTTAAAATAGAGAATTTATTAGTTACAGGATATGACACTGCAGGATGTACAGGAACTGATATAGATAGTTTCCAAATGACTACTAATCCTAGTATAATAACAGCAGGTAGTACATTAGCTACTACTACTGGAAGTCTTGAATCTAACCCTAGTAATAGGCCATCTGTAAAATCTCAGAGCATATCTCTTATTGGAGGTAGTGTTCAACAAGCGTTAATAGCAATTGGTGGAGGTTCTCTGATTACTTATAATAGTGGTGATACATTTATGGTAGGATCTACTGTTGTTACATTACATATACAAGGTTGTACAAACATACCTTACTGGTAATAAATTTTATTAAAAATCCTGTTTGTTGGTTTACAGGAAGTCCTCCTGGGGTTTCTACCCTGGGAGTTTTTTATTCTAATTAATCTAATTAATCTATCTAATCAAAGAGGTTAATTAAATTTGGTAGGTATATAATAAATTCATATCTTCACAGCAATTTTAACCATAAAAAATGCACATGCTTGAAAATCAATCTCTTATACAGCAACTTGAACAAATGTTACATTTGAAGAGATCAAGAAAGTTTTACGCAGAAAAATTAGGAATTACAGAAAGTGAGGTTTATGATTTACTAAGTGATATAAGAAAGAAAGAACAAATTGAAGATGATGCAGAAGTTGGAAATTATGTATCAGAATTAGAAGATGTTATAGTTAAATTTACAGAAGATGTTTCACGTGGAACAGGTGAGATAGTTGTAAATGTTAAAGAAGAAATTAAAAGTCTTGATGATCTAATTGAGAAATGCAAAATAGATACAGAGAAATGGGAAATAACTAAATATGTACAAAACTTCTGGGGGAATGAAAAAGAGCCCCATTGGCAAGTTAAGGCATGGTTAGGTAAGAAGTCTACAGAACAAGTTTTTCAAGATGCGTTTGTAGACTTTTTAGCTTTATATAAGCCTGTTAGTCAAGATGTTATGAGTCCTAAGTTTACTGCTAGCAAACCTCATGGGTGTCTAGTAATTAGTAAACAAGACTCACATCTAAATAAGTTTGATATAGATGGAAATAACAATATAGTGGAGAGATGTGCTAGAATAATTTATAGAATAGAAACTATAATGGCACAAGCTCAACTATCTAACAACTTAGATCATGTCACTTATATTCTTGGATCTGATCAGTTTAATAGTGAATTTACAGGGACCACAACTAAAGGAACCCCTCAACAAAATATAAACACATATCATGAATCATTTATTCAAATATGTAATCATGAGGTTCTTGTAATTACAATGTTATTACAATATGCTAATAAGGTGTATATCACCTATGTATCAGGTAATCATGATGAGTTTGTAGGATGGCATATGTTACATTGGTTACAAACTTATTTCAGAAATCAAGAAAGAGTAGAATTTGATATTAGTCCTAAGTATAGAAAATATGTAGGATATGGTATTACAGGAATGATGTTTAATCATGGTGATGCTATCAAACCTGCAAAACTTGCTGGTATATTTCCAATAGAGTTTAGAGAACACTGGTCTAAACATCAAGTGTTTTACATATTTACAGGAGATAAACATCATGAAATAAGTCATGATTTTAATGGTATTAAATTCTATCAAGTTCCAGCTTTTTCAAATGCTAAAAGTTCATGGGATGATAAAAATGGTCATGTAATGTCTAAGGGAGAAATCACTGCATTTTTAATAGATGAGACAGATGGAATGACAAATATATTTAAACAGTATTTATAATGGCTACCTTAAGAAAAATGGTTTCAGATATTAGAGCAACTCATAAGTTATTGTCCTCTGATGGATTAGTAACTAATAGAGCTATAGCTTCTGAAATCAAAAACAATACACAATTATTAATTAAACGTGAAACAAATCTTAGAAAGCTTTGGGCCACTGATACGTTGTTTACTACCATCCCTTGTTTAGAGATGATAGAAGTTCCTATTTCTGATTGTTGTGGATATGTAGACCCTTGTCAAGTTGCTAGAAGTAAATATCCTCTTCCTCGCATAAGTGAAGGAAATTATCAATACCTTATTCAAGGTGTTTATTCTATAAACGCAATGGGTGGACAAGGGAGAAGATTTAAAGAAGTTACCATTAATAGATATTTAAATCTATTAAAACTTCCTATTATAAAGAAAGAACAATATTATTGGATTGCTAATGGGGGATATTTATATGTAAATAATCCTTTATTAAAATCAATTAGGATATCTGCATTCTTTGAAGAAGATATTCCTAATGAAATATTATATCCACCAAGTGGTTGTGGTTGTGGAATCACTTATACAACAGATCAATTGTGTATAAATCCTTTAGATAGAGAATATGGATGCCCTGGTTATTTAGAAACACAAGTGCTTGATCTCACATCTAAGAAATTACTAAGTACGTATTTCAATATTAAATCAGATAATACAGCTGATGGTATAGATGGTCAAGCACCTAATGCAAAACCAACAAATTAATGCGAACTAAGATAGATTGGAGAAGTGCTAGTAAAGATAATTATAATGATTTTTGTAATAAACATCCTCTTTTACAATTAACATTTGATGAGTGGAGAAATATCATCTATCTATTTAATGAGCAATTTAAAACTTATATATTAGAAACTGGTGAAAAAGCTAGAATTCCTTTTGGCTTTGGTGAATTCTCTATAAATAAAAAGAAGAGAAAGAAGATTAAAAACATTCAGGGTAAGGAATATGTTAATCTACCAGTTGATTGGAAAAGAAGCAAAGAGAAAGGAAAAATTATATACAATTTCAATTATCATACAGAAGGATATTTCTTTGGATGGGTATGGTTTAAAGAATCTGCTAGAATAAAAAACATAGACCTTTGGTATTTTAAGCCTTCTAGAATTACATCAAGATTACTATCTCATTACATTAACGCTGATGATAAATATCAATACATTTATCATGAGTGGCTAAAATAAAATAATATGTCTTATTATTACAAATACAACTTTGTTTCTCCTGAACCAATTTATTCAACTGTTAAGGAAGAACTTAAAAGTTATTTTGATACAGGAGCAGTGGATGATCTATTGTTTCCTACCTATCTAGACAAATGTCTTAGAAAGCTAGGTAAGTCATCTTATGTTATTCAAGAACAACCTTTATATATAGAAGACTTTCAAGCTAGGCTTCCAGATAATTTTATTGCTGTAAGAGAAGCTTGGATGTGTGCAGAGATTCCTCATTATCCATATCAATCCGCTAACTCATTATATACACAAGCTGCAGATAGAACTACAATTCAAGTGAGCCCTATTACAATTAATGGTGTTCCTTGTGTATCTGGTAATCCTAATTGTACCACTCCTGGTTGTGATGGAAATTGTATGCCTGAAATTGTACAATCTGTATATAAAACAAATGGTTCTGTTCCTAGATCTTATCAACAACAATATCTTCTTAAACCAGGAAACATTTCTGTAAGAAAGAATTGTGATGTACAATATACAAATGCTTGGGAATTTGCAGACTATGCTCCTCCTGTTCGTGAGTTCACTCCTGGAGCTGCTAGTTATGACTCATTTGATATTAGAGATAATAAGTTTGTCACAAACTTTAGATCTGGTATAGTTCATTTAGTATTCTATGTAACAGACTATGACCAAGTGGGTAATCAATTAATTCCTGATAACTATCGTGTCAGAGAGTTTGTAGAAGCATATATTAAATGGAAAGTGTTTGAAATGTTAGCTAATCAAATCAATGATGAAACATTTGTTCAAATACAACAAAAGATGGGATATTATAAAGGACTTCATGATGAGGCATTTATAATGGCCGATATTGAAATTAAGAAACAAACTTCTTGGGAGAAACAAAGAAGAATTAAAAATGATCTTAATAGAAATAATAAATATGGATTACCAAATGCTAGTCCTAATGGAGATTCTGGATATAGAAGTGTAAATGGAGGTTATGCAAATGGTGGAAATTCTTGGTATGGTAATCAATAAATAAACTATGGCTGAACAGGAACAACAACCGCAAGGTAATATAAGAAGCGAGTTTAATTTAGGTAGGAAAGGATTAAACATGGATCTATCTGTTAATCAGGTGGAGAAAGGTAGTCTTACATATGCACTAAATGCTGCTGTAGAAAACTTTGACTCAAGTTCTGTTAACTATCAGAATGAGCCAGGTAACGAACTATGCCTAAACTTTCCTCAAAACTTTCATGTACTTGGTGAACATTTTATTCCAGAAGAAAATAAACATGTATTCTTTTTAACAAATCCAGAAACAGGAGATTGTCAAATTGGATGGATGGTAAATGGTGATTGTAATTATATTCAATATATTCAGGGTAAGTGTCTTAATTTTAATATAAATTATCCAATTCTTAAAGCTGTACATAAAATTACAAATTGTACAACAGAGATATATTGGACAGATGGTTATAATCCTAGAAGATTCTTAGATCTTAATAACCCACCTTGGGTAACTATTCCAGGAAATAATGTTTGTGATGCAACTCCTGATGTAGGAGTGATTGATTGTAATAAATTAAAGGTGCAGCCTAATTTTGCTATTCCAGAACTATCTATAAATAGTATTGTTACTGGTGGTAATCTTCTTGCTGGTACTTACCAATTTGCAATACAATATAGTAACTCTTTTGGAGATGCTTATACATCATATTATTCTGTTACTAATCCTACACCAATTGCTGATGTACACTTAACCACTGCTGATTTTAACTATCCAGTGAATAAATCTATTAGATTAAACATTGATAATATAGATGTTACAGGATATTATCAATATTACAATCTTGCTGTAATTAAAACTATTAATGACATTACATCTGTTGAACTTGTAGGTACATATTTTATTGATAACACATCAACTCAAATCACTTACACAGGACAAAATGTAACTGCAATTCCTCTTACACTTGCTGATATATTTGAGAAGTTTCCTTATTATGAAATTGCACAAGATATCACTACAGCAAGAGATGTTCTTATATGGGATCAAGTGACTTCTATAGATAAGGTGAACTACCAATCTATCGCTAATAGAATTAAACTTCTATGGGAAACATATAGAATGCCTGCTACAGAAAACTATGCAGATTCATTTAATGCTACTAACTTAAGAGGTTATCTTAGAGATGAGGTGTATGCTTTTGAAATAGTGTTTTTATTAGATAATGGTAAACAAACAGATGGTTTTCATATTCCTGGTAGAGCAAAGAATTATAATGAGTTCTCTCAACCAGATATACCTAATACCAATCCTGACTTTATTTCTGATGGTAGTGGTGCTACCACTCTTCCTTATTGGAAAATATATAATACAGCTTCTGTACTAGGTAATGATAGTTCTAATTTTCCTATAGGTAATGCTACACCATATCAATATGGTGAATTTGCATATTGGGAATCTATAGAGAAATATCCTTGTAACACTAATGTTTGGGGAGATCTTGCAGATCAGCCTATTAGACATCATAAGTTTCCAGATATATTAGTAAGTCCTGCATTTGAAAGTGCTATTCCAACTACTAATATTGATGGTACATATAATGTAGAAATGCAAACAGCAGATGCTGTTTACCCTATTGGTATTAAAGTGGATGTTGAAGAAATTAGAAATCTAATAAATACATCAGATCTTACATCAGCTGAAAAATCTCAGATTATTGGATTTAAAATCGTTAGAGGAGATAGAAGTACAAATAGATCTATTGTAGGAAAGGGTATATTAAGAAATGTTGGTAAATATACAAGAGATAGTTCTTTAGAAAATCCTAACCCAACTTATTACTACTATCCAAACTATCCTTATAACGATCTTGATCCAGATCCATTTCTTCTTACACAGAACAATGCATATAATTCTCAATGTCAAACTTACCAAATATCAGTATCAGTAGCTGGTACTATACAATATAATGATTGTAATGATGGTAGGTTAGTCACTGTAAGTATGCCCACTGATATTCAGATATGTTCTATATCCTATCCTGTCATTCTCACTGGAGCTGCAACTATTAAAAATATTACAGCTATATCATTTACACTGACATGTTATCTTGATGGACCCACTGGTAATAATGTTACATTTCAATACACAGATCCAAATGATACATCTTCTTTAAAGAATATTACAGTGTATGTTGGTTCTCCTATAACCTTAAATTCTTACACTATTCCTGTACGTACAGGAGGATCAACTAAATATAGTATACAAGAAAGTAATCAGAATGCTGTTTGTGACCCATCTAAACTATATGGATTTCAAGGAGATGCTGAATATAGAATGGTATTTAATTCTCCTGAAACTTCTTTTGGACAGCCTACATTAGGAACAGTTCTTAAAATGGAGAATGTACTATATGGTGCTGGTCAAGCTCACTTTGTACAAGTGAAGAATAATGCACAATATAAACTTCTTACAAGAGATGCTCAATTAGCAGCTTTACAATCAAGTTATAACATTGCTAATATTACAGGAACATTCAATGCAACAGCAATGTTCACTGCCTATCAAGCATATCTACAGATTTATTTAAATGGTATAAGTAGACAAAACTATGCATATTCATTTAACTCTGTAGCTACATATGACTATTCTGCTAATATAAATAACAATCTTGGTAAAAAACAAAGAGAACTTGATATCTGTCAATATCTCATTCCAGGTGTTGAATCTGTAGGAGATGTTTGGAATGTAAATAATTACCAAAGAGAATCCTCTGTGTATATAAAGACTATAGAAAAAAGAGGATCTGCACTTGTTGCTAGTCTTCCTTTTCCTAATGCTACACCATCTTTAGTTGGTAACTCTGGTAGCCTTATTTCGGATTCTTCTCGATTTACTCTCTCTGAAACAACACATTGTGATACACCAGAATATTTAAATCCTATTAAAGTTGTTTCATATTATGGTTCTATAAAAACTATATCTCCTGATCAATGGGGACAGATATATTCTTATTCTACAATTGATACAGGATTTCAAAGAATATTCAATGCTCTTCCTACACAAGATCCAGGAATAGTGTTTGGTGGTGATACGTTTATTGGAAAATTTGCATTCAAAACAAAACTTCCTTTCTTTATAGATAATAGAGTGGGTGCTCCTGATGATTCAGATATATTCTATGATGAGATTGGTAATGTGGCATTCCCACAATACTGGCACTCTGCTAGATCTATTTTGTATAACTGGACCACTCCTAATAATGTATTGTTAAACAATATCATATCAATCAAAGCTCACAACTTTGATTGTTCTAATAACACTACAACTATACAAGGAACTACTACAACAACAAGTTCTACAACAACAACAATAGAAGGAAATGTAACATCTGCTCCATTAAATGCTACATACACTGGAAAGATGTATTTATTTGCTTATGGTATTCCTTATTATTATACAGAGTCTTCTATTAACGTTGATCTTCGTCAAGCATTCAATAATCAAGAAGGAGACTTCTATCCACATGTAAGTTCAGGTATTCCAGATAATTGGTTGCAACAAACATTTGTACCAATTGCTTTTGATAATACATATACTTATAATGTAACTTATTCTAAACAGAACAAAGAGAACTATTTTTCTCATCTACCTATAAACTGGACTCCTAATATTTGCTATTCTAATTTTCCATTTAGAGCAATTTATTCTGATCCACAACAAAGCTATACAGATAACAGAGTGAATAACTGGCTTATATATAGACCTGTATCTAGCTTTGATTTCCCTGAGAACTATGGTGGTCTTGTATCTTTAGACGGTATTCAAAACAAAGGAATTCTTGCTAGGTTTGAAAACAAAGGACTTATTTATAATTCCCTACTTACATTAAATACAAGTAATCCTCAAGCAGCGTATATAGGAAATGATCAATTATTTAAATCATCTCCTCCACAAGACTTTGCTGAAACTGATATAGGATATATGGGAACTCAAAATAAGTTCTTAATTAAGGTTCCTGAAGGACAGATATCTATAGATGCTAAGAGAGGTCAAATCTTCTTAATTAGCTTGAATATGTATGGAAGATACCTTCCTACAGATATGGCTGCATTTGGATCTGGAATGAATAGATTCTTTTCAAACTATCTACCGTTCCAAATACTTAACTATTTTCCTAATGTAAATACAGATAATCATTATAACAATCTTGGATTACATGGAGTGTATGATGCTAAGTATGATAGGGTGATAATTACCAAACTTGATTATATTCCTCTTTTAAATAGTGGTGTACAATATGATGCAACCACACAAGAGTTCTATGTAAATAAGATTTATGGCTGTACAACATTAAGAAAAGTGGTTCAACTTACAGACCAAGAATATTTCTGTAACAAGAGCTTTACACTCTCATTTAATTTTAATACTAAGACATGGATTAGTTTTCATAGTTATCTTCCCAATTTCTATGTAACTGATCAAACATTCTTTTATTCAGGACTTAATCAAGGGTGTGATCTTCAAGCTGTGGCTATTACCGAGATCCCTACACCAACAACAACTACCACTACAACAACAGTAGTAAGTTGTGCTGTAGCAGGTGGAGCATTATTTATAACAGATAATTGTGCTGTATCAGGTGGTGCATTATTTGTAGCAGATTGTACATTAGTTGGTAATGCACAAGAAATTACTACAACTACCACTACCACTACATTAGATTGTACATTAATTGGAACAGCGGTGGAATACTATCCAGCTACAACCACCACTACAACATCTTCCACTAGTACATCTACTAGTACAACAACTACCACAACAACATTAGATTGTGGACTTGCAGGAACTGCTGTTGAGTTTTATCCAGCTACAACAACTACCACTACCACCACTATAGCACCTACAACAACAACAAGTAGTTCAACTAGTACATCTACTAGCACTAGCACATCTACTAGCACTACAACAACAACAACAACAGCACCACCAACTACAACAACAACAACAACAGCTGCTCCTACAACAACAACAACTACAACAGTTAATTGTACCTTAGCAGGAACAGCAGTAGAATATTATTCACCACCACCATTATATTAAATTAAAAAATTATGGCAGACGAA